GACATGAACCGAAGTGCATGGCCGGGCGGTTACCGAACTCAAGCCCCTTACCAAACCCCCCAGTCTGTTTACGGAATACTTGGAAGAGACAATACGGGCTATGGGATGCCTCAAAGTTACGGCATGAATCCTTATGCTGGCGGCATGGCAGGAAAAGGCGGCCAAATGGGAGCGAACTATATGGGCGGCATGGGATATCGCCCTCAGCCCAACTTTTATTTGAGTCCTTTTGGCGGCCCGTTCCCTCTTAACCAGTTTCATTCTTACAATCCTTATGCTGGAGCCAATTTTTATTCTAATCTTATGGGTTACCAGCCTCCTGCTCCTGAGCCTGTTGTTGATCCAAATACTGGCGGCGCAATCGGAACGTGGGATGTTGGTTCAGGTCGCGGAGATGTGCTTGAGTGGGCAAAACAAAAAGGTCTTATCGGCGAGCAGTCGCTAATTGATCCTACTGAGTATGAATATCTTAAAAAGAGATTTGCTACCGATGAAGGTGATGTAGGCTTGGGATTTGGATCACCTCAATATCAGTATGATGTAGGAAGGTATCCAGACGAAGAGTTTGGCAGAACTATGGGGGAATTTAACCAGTTGGTTTCTCCTTTTAGAGCCATGCAGGATCAAAAAGCATGGAATGAGTGGTGGCCTACTCGCAATGAGGTGGCTGAAGAAGTAACGCCAGATCCCGCTTCGACTGGTGAGGCAGACTGGTGGAGTCAATACGGGCAAAACATAAATCCTTATGCGTTTGGGAAAGGCGGCTGGTGGCGGTAATGGTTCTTCTTAAAAAAATTGTCGATATCGTAAAAAAAGCCGCAGAATGGGTTATTTCTTTTTGTAAAAAAGTGATTCAGTGGACAAAAGAAAAGATTCTCTGGATAAAAAACAAATTCTCTGATGAATAAGAAAAAAATAAAAAAAGTTATGGGTGAGTTTAAGAACAAGTCGCTAAAAAGCAGTTCTGGCGACAAGGTGACCGACAGAAATCAGGCAATGGCGATTGCGTTTAGCGAAGCCAAAAAAATGAAGCATGGAGGCAGAATTAAATCTGCAAAATGCAGGGATGGCATGGCTCAAAAAGGCAAAACAAAGGGGATTGTCACTTAAATGGCTACCAGTGAGACATTTGCATTTAATCTTGATATTGGCGACATTATAGAAGAAGCCTACGAGCGTTGTGGCTTAGAGTGTCGCAGTGGCTATGATTACAGAACTGCAAGAAGAAGCCTTAACATGTTAATGCTTGAGTGGCAGAACAGGGGCTTAAATCTCTGGACTGTAAAGAACACATCTCAGACCCTGACGGCTGGCACAAGCACATATGCCCTTACTGCTGACAAGTTAGACATAATAGAAGGTGTGTGCAGGACTGATGCTGGAGACACTTCACTTCAGTCAGACTTGAGCATGACAAGGATATCTGTCAGCACCTATTCCCAGCAAACAAACAAGCTAACCCAAGGAAGACCTTTGCAGTATTACGTTGAAAGGACTCCTACCAACCTAAATCTTGTATTCTGGCCTGTTCCTGACGATGCTAAAACCTATGTATTTAATTACTATTACATGGAAAGGATCGAAGACGCAGGAAATGCCGCAAACTTAAATATGGATGTTCCAGCAAGATACCTTCCTTGTTTGACGGCAGGTCTGGCTTATTATGTGTCAATGAAGAGAAAAGAATCCCAGCAAATTGCACCCATGCTGAAACAGGTATATGACGAGCAGTGGGAGCTTGCTTCTGACGGGGCAAGAGAAAAAGCTTCCCTTCAGGTATCTCCCGGTGGGTACAATATATTATGAGCAATTACGCAAGTGGAAAACATGCTTTTGGATATTGTGACAGGACGGGATTCAGGTATCCAAAAAGAGATCTGGTTCCTCAGATAGAAGACAGAAAACCAAATGGTCTTCTTGTTGGAAGGGATGTGGTAGATAAAGACCAGCCCCAGTTGCAGCTTGGAAGATTAAACATGAATGATCCACAGGCATTGCTTGATCCCAGACCAGACAATAACCTTTCTGAAAGCCGCTCTTTGGCTGCATGGAATCCAGTTGGAGGAGGGTCTGAATTGTATGGAACAGAAACCCTTGGTCTTGATATTAAAGGCGAAGTGGGCAAAGTAACGGTGAGTACCAGCTAATGGCGTGGACATTTACAACATTAAAGACAGCAATACAGGATTATCTGGAGACAACGGAAACCACATTTGTTACCAACCTGCCTAATTTTATCACTCAGGCAGAAAACAGAATTCTTAAAAACGTACAGCTACCTGACTTTAGAAGAAATTCGACAGGAACAATGACTCAAGGCAATCAATATTTAGCAATGCCTACTGGGTTTCTTTCACCTTATTCTATGGCTATTGATAACTCTGGTTATGAATATCTGTTGTTTAAGGACGTTAATTTTATAAGACAGGCTTACCCTGTAGCATCAACGACTGGGGTTCCAAAGTATTACGCTATTTTTGATGATACACATTTTTTAATTGGCCCAACCCCTGCTTATCAAACAGGTACAACTAATTTTACAGTGGAAATTCATTATTTTCATAAGCCGACTTCAATCACAACGTCATCAGACGGAACAAGCTGGCTAGGCACTAATGCAGAATCTGCACTTCTTTATGGGTGTTTAGTAGAGGCTTATACCTTTTTGAAAGGAGATCCAGACTTAATTCAGCTTTATGCAGCGAGATATGAAGAAGCGTTAGCCCAATTAAAGATGCTTGGTGAAGGCTACGATACCACAGATAATTATCGATCTGGGGCAGTAAGAGTAGCTAGAGGATGATGTCTACTGCCGCAGATATGGGCATGGGTTCTGTTGAAGTTCATACGACCTCCAAGAGAGGAGCCTCTCCAGAAGAGGTTGCCAAGAGGTGCGTAGACAAGATTGTTTCTGTGTCAGACAACGCAAATCCTTTGATTCAGCAGCAAGCAAGGGCGTTTAAGGAAAACATACATAAAGTAGTTGAATTTTATGTCAGGCAGGGAATCGAGGGTTACAAAACCGATTTGTATAATGAAGCTCTAAAGGCTGGCGATGACAGTCTAGCAAAGATAATCAGGAGGCTGTAATGGCATTCAGTGGAAACTTCATGTGTACCAGTTTCAAGAAAGAACTAATGGAAGCGGTACATAACTTTAAAAACTCTGGTGGCAACACCTTCAGAATTGCGTTGTATACGAATAGTGCCAGCTTTACGGCTGCAACCACAGCGTATACCTCAACTAATGAGGTGTCTGGAACCAACTACACCGCAAAAGGTAATAGCCTTACAAGAGTAGATCCGACCACTAGCAGCACCACGGCTTATACGGACTTTGCGGATTCCACTTGGAGTTCATCAACCATTACCGCTAGAGGCGCATTGATTTTTAACGACAGTGCAAGTGGTGACCCATCGGTTTGTGTGCTTGATTTTGGATCTGACAAGTCATCATCAAGCGGAGACTTTACAGTTGTATTTCCCACCGCTTCATCGAGTGCCGCGATTATTAGGATTGCCTAATGGGTAATGCGGTAGCCCCATTTACTGGTTGGGGCAGAGATGGATGGGATACCCAATCTTGGGATGAAGGCGATGTCGCTGTCGGTAGCGCAACAGCAAGTGTCGGCACTGCAACAGTAAACTATGGTGTAAGCACTTCTGTCACAGGTTTGGCTGCCACAAGCGCGTTAGGCACTGTCACCGTCAATTACGGCTTTAGCGTAGATGTCACAGGTGTTTCTGGCACAGGTCAGGTCGGCACAGCAACAACAATCATTGAAGGAGAGGGCATTTCTGTTTCGGTAACAGGTCTTTCTGGAACAGGCGTAGTAAACAGTGTTTTGGTCTGGAGTCAGATCGTACCTTCTCCCGGTACGAGTTGGTCAACAATCAGCCCTTCCCAAACACCAAATTGGGAAGAAATAGCAGCGTAGGTGTAAATTATGGCGAGTACATATACAGATTTTTTAGGTATTGAAAAGATTGGTTCTGGCGAACAGTCAGGAACATGGGGTGATACCACAAACACTAACTGGGATTTGATGGACGAAGCCATCAATGGCATCGTTACTGTCACCCTTTCTTCTGCTGGAAGCTCTGGCTCTCCCACAGCGTTGCCCATTACAGATGGCGCAAGTTCTAACGGAAGAAACGTATTCATCAAGTTTGCAGATGGAGGTGATCTAAGTGGCACAGCATATGTCCAGTTAACACCCAACAACGCAGAAAAAGTGGTGTATATGCGTAATAGCCTGTCTGCAAGCAGATCAGTTATTGTTTTCCAAGGAAACTATAGCACCTCTAATGATTTTGAAATTCCTAATGGAAAGGATGTTGTCCTTAAATTTGATGGGGCAGGAACTGGAGCCACGGTCACACAGGTCTTTTCCAACCTTAATGTTGACAACTTAACAATAGGAGATGGAGGAGAAGAAGACACTAGCATAATTTGGGACGGAAACGCGAAGGATTTTTACGTTGGCCTAGATGATTCTAGTGATTCCTTTGTGGTTGGAGTGGGTTCTGCTGTGGGAACCAATGCCATTTTAACTCTTGATGATGACTCTGTAACGGTAGGCGATGGAGCCGCAGTTGATACAAAAATAGTTTATAACGGCAACGCAAAGGACTTTTATATTGCCCTCGATGATTCAAGTGATAAATTTATTATCGGTGAAGGGTCAACCGTAGGAACAAATCCCATCCTGACAATGACAGACGATACCGTTACCTTGGGTGATGGAGCGGCTGTAGATACTGCAATAATTTGGGACGGGAACGCAAAAGATTTCCATATTGCTCTTGATGACTCCAGCGATAAATTCATCATTGGAGAAGGTTCTACTGTTGGTACAAACCCTATTCTTACGATTACTGATGATTCGGTAACATTAGGAGATGGCGCAGCCGCAGATACCATTCTGGTTTACGACGGGAACGCCAAGGATTTTTATCTCGGCCTCGATGACTCATCTGATAACTTTGTGGTGGGCGTTGGATCAACGGTTGGTACAAACTCCATACTTACGCTGGATGATGATTCTGTCACCATAGGCGATGGGGCAGCGGTAGACACCAAGCTAATTTTCGATGGGAACGCCCAAAATTTCTATGTGGGTCTCGATGACTCAGCGGATGACCTGTTGATTGGAGTAGGTTCCACAGTTGGAACTACCCCTGCCATAAGCATTGATGAAAACCAAGATGTTGTGGCTAATCAAGAGTTTAGAGCGGTTTCCTATAATGAAACGTATGTAGCTCCTACTAGCTCAAGTAACGCTACTACTATAGCGTGTGAGTCAGGAAACTACTTCAAGCATACCTTGACTGAAAACACCACTTTTACATTTAGCAATCCTCCTGCAAGCGGAACAGGCTATTCATTTATTCTGCATTTAATACAGGATTCCAGTGCCAGAACGGTTACATGGCCGGGTTCCGTAGATTGGGCGGCAGGAACCGCTCCCACAATAAGCACCACTAGCGGTGCAGATGATTTCTTCGTTTTTGCTACATCAGATGGTGGAACGATCTGGTATGGCTTCACCGCTGGACAGGCGATGACATAATGAGCAGAGCAGCGCAAAAACTTATGGCTGCATCAGGCAGCAAAGGTGATTATGAGATAGCACAGTCTGTGATGTTTAATCGAGGTGATGATCCTTATTTGTCGAGAACGCCTAGCTCTGCTGGCAATCTGAAAACATGGACACTAAGTTGGTGGATGAAAAGAAACGATTCTCTTTCTGGCAGTATATCGGCATCACAGATTGTTTTTGGCGTAGGAGACTTAGGAGCATCAGCGACACCACACAGCCATAATATATATTTCAGAGGTGACTCAAGCGACAGGTTTTCATTTGAACAATGGTCAGGAAGTGGAACAACTTCGTATGGAGGTACAACGCGTGCCGAATTTGTAGATGTAGGAGCGTGGACGCATTTTGTTTTGATTCAGGATAGCACAGATAGCACTGCTTCAGACAGATTTAAGATTTATGTGAATGGTGTCAGAGACACCGACATCCCTTGGGGAAACGCACTTCCATTAAACTGGGACGGGTTAATCAATACAACAACTGCTCACTTTATTGGTGGGTCTGACCCAAGTGGCGATAATCGTCATTCTATGATGCAGCTTGCTGAAATGCATTTCATTGATGGAACAGCAAAAGCAGTCGGGGATTTTGGGGAAGCAAATGAAGATACGGGACAGTGGATTCCCAAGAAATACACAGGCGGTAGTTATGGTACAAATGGTTTTTATTTGAAATTTGAATCAGGTGCTATAGGAACGGATAGTTCTGGTGAGGGTAATAACTGGACAACGTCTAACCTAGCAAATTCAGACATCCTTCTGGACACACCTACAAATAATTTTTGTACATACAATTCACTTCATAATGGCAGTACAACATTAACTCAAGGTAATTTAAAGTTTGTGAACTCTAGTGGGAATTCTGACACAGGCTGCACTATGCAAATTCCTTTTACTGGCAAATGGTATTGGGAGATAAGAGCTACTGCTGTTGACGCAATGTATTATGGAGTAGTTAGAACGTCTTATACAGGTACAGATGGAAGTTACGGATCAGACGGAAGAACTGTCCTTTATGATGGAACTTTTTGGAATGGTAGCAGTGCAGTTTCTTATGGAAGCTCTTATAGTGATGGGGATATTGTCAATGTAGCTTTTGACTGTGATAACAGTAAATTATATTTTGGAAAAAATGGTACTTGGCAAAATTCTGGAAATCCTGCAGACGGTACAAATCCAGCAGGGACAGTAACCGCATCAGAAGGATGGGTTCCAAATATGTATGGAAATGCTGGCACACAAAATGATGTCAACTTTGGGCAGAATGGAACATTTAATGGTTTGGTAACGGCTCAAGGAAATGCAGACGGAAATGGATACGGAAATTTCTATTATTCTCCACCAACAGGCTTTTTAGCTTTATGCACCAAAAACTTGCCAACTCCGGCAGTTGAAAAATCTACAGAGTATTTTAATCCAATAATTTACACAGGTAACGGCTCCACACAAAGTATCACCGGAGTTGGTTTTCAGCCAGATATGGTTTGGGGAAAAAATAGAAGTGCTAATGATGACCACTGGATGTCTGATTCGGTTCGTGGAGTCAATTATAGAATTAAAGCTAATTCAGATGCCGCTCAAGATGATAATGATGATGGAGTCACAGCTTTTGGTTCTGACGGTTTTTCTCTAGGCGATGATGATGACTACAACACGAATACAGAAAATTATGTAGCTTGGAGTTGGAAAGCAGGTGGTTCTGCTGGTGGTGCTGGATCAGGCGGTT